AAAATCCACGAAATAGCCACCATCGCCCATGATTGCCGACCGCCTGGATATGCGCGTTGTTTCGTTTGCGTCCATCCCGTAATAGCAAACATCACCCGGCATGTAGTGCTGTTTGAGCCATTTGTAAAACGGATCTGTCTTGAGTCGGTGCGTGCAAAGTATGGCCCGGTTGCTGGGGTTGACCCATGTCCCGGCATCGATGCAAACGGATATCGGTGTTGCGTCCTCAAAATCGGCATGGTTTGCGTATGTGATTTCGATGCCGAGATATTCAGCCACCTGCCGCTTAAACCGTTTTACGTCCGGCAATTCAACGCGACTGCTGATGTCGTGATTTAGCAGGATGGTGTTTTCTGCGCCAAACCTGCGGGCAACCTCAATTGCAACAATCCCGGATGAGTGTCCGCCGCTAAAGCAAATAATGTGTTTCATATCAGCCTCACATCAATCCCATGCTCCAGCTTGAGCAAGTGCATCTTGATGCGGAAAACAGGATTGTTTCGCAGGTGTGGCGACTTGGCATCCTCTACGATAAACGACGGGCATCCGGTTGCCGTCCAGTACGCGAAATCCGCGACGTAGCGGATGGCTGGTTTCTTGCGGCCACCCAGCACGACAGGCGGGGCCAACTCAAACGGCACCTGCCGGACAAGATGGATTATTTCCCCGGCCCTCTGCATCAACTCCAATTCCTGCCACCGTTTCAACTCCCGCCCGCTGTCAAACGTCATGCCGTTGTATTCGCGTTTAACGGCCCCGTGTTTGTTCGCCCGTACCTTCGCACTACCTGACACGCGAACGGCGCTAGAACTGGCCGTTCCGGTCGTTTTTGGTGTGGGTTTTGTCATGATTGCGCCCCGATATGCTCCATCAGCGCCTGTTCCGCAGTTTTCAGCGGCAGGATGCCCGGCGTACACAGGTACAGGTAGCAAGTCGCCTCCCAAGTTTCCGGAGTGGCGTCCAGTATTTTACGCAGCGCCCGGCGCCGGTACTCGTTCGGGTTGACAATTTTCCCCTTGTGCTTGATCTCGTCGCGGATGTACCACAGCGCCTTTTGCAGGTCTTGAGCCGGTGCGCCTTTGCTTTTGTGTCGGAAAATGTACTTGAACGCATTGCCGCGATTGAACGACAGATGGCGCGTGACCTGGATGCACTCGATGCCCGAAGCATGTCCGGTGTAGTGGGCGGGGTTGTTTACGGGGTCTGTCATTGCGATGCTCCGTTCCGATACGGCCGAACCTGGCCGGACAGATACCGTTCCAGCGCATCGGCGCGGCTGACTTTGTTCCGGCGTGCGTATTCCTTGACGCTGTAGTAATTCAGTCCGTGCGTTTTGCAGTGGGTGGTGAGCGGGGCAGTCGTTCCGCGAAACTCGAAATGCAGGATTGGCGTTTTGCGGATGCCGTTACGGACAAGCATCCGGTGTGCGGCTTGGTACGTCATGCCCGCCATCATGCCCATGGCCTCCAGCTTGCCGCCCGACTGCTCAATCAGTTCGGCCAGCACCTGCGGAACCGGCTTACCCGTCCGCGCTGATTCGCGTTTTTCCCATGATCTCATGTCAAATGCTCCACTGCTCGGCAAACGCTGCGGCGATGCCGGGGTAGGTGCGGCTGCGCTCTTTCCAGCGATCCGGCGAGGGGCCGATTTTGTTCTGCCCGCTCGGCGTCTGGTTCCCCCACAACATCTTGGGTGGGGGGACTACACGGGTTCCGAACCAGACGCCATCCACCGCCTTGGTCTCAACATCGTCCTCGGTCGGGCCTATGCACTCGCAGTCAGCGTAATGTTCGTTGCACTCCGGGCAGAAATGCTCCCCGCAGCACTCGCACTCCAGCATGTCCGCTGCGCCTACCACCCGGCCCCAGCCCTGCGGAGCGCACACTTTTAGCGGGTCTATCTTCAGCGGGGGCAAGTTCTTCAGCCACAGGCAGGTCTTCTTGCTGGCGTCGTCGCCGAACCACCACGGTTGGATGATCTGGTTGGGCTTCCTGATCCGGGAGGATATGACGCTGATCGGGTTCTCGACGGCAATGCGCTCGATGGGTGCGTCCATCAGTTTCTGGACAAAGGCCAGCGCATCTTCCGTAAGTTGCGGATCACGCAACCCCCGTGTTGTCCAGTGCATCCCGCTCACACTGAGGTAGGTGCAGGGCGGGTGGGCGATCATCAAGTCCCAGCCATCGTTGATGATGTCAAACACATCTCCCATGTAATGCGGTCCAGGCTGCTCGGTCGGCAGCAGGTCGCACGACATGGCGTCATGGCCTAGCGCGATAAACGAATCACGCACAATCCCCGAATATTCACACGCCACTAAAACCTTCATGGCCAAATCCCCGTTGTTTTCTTGTCTGTTCAGTATTGCACCTGCATTATTCACCGTCAACCACTTTCCCCGTAATCCGCTCGAAAATAACCCGGCTGACGTACTCGGCAAATCCTACCGGGTCTGACCGCCGACGTTCGCGCATACCGTCAGCGGTTTTTTCCGACACGGCTTTGCAGTATTGATCTTGCTCAAGCTGGCATAGGCGGCAGGTGACGAAATGGCGGTGTAGGCTCATTGCGCGCCGTGATACTCATGAATCAGGTCAATGCAGGATTTCCGCACATCCTGGAACCACATCTTGCCATCCATGTGACGAAACCATCGGCCAATGTCGGCCTCGCATGGAATGGCGGAATCGTAGAACTCGCGCCCGTCCTGCTCAAACGTCAGATAACCATCGTCGCTGCGTACTGTGATCATGCCCATGCCTCCAGCTCGTGAAACCGGAATGTCGGGCCGTCATATCCAATCAGGACGGTTCCGCAGGCTCCGTTTCGGTTTTTCGTAATCAGGATTTCAGCCTTGCCCATGTTTTCATGGTTCGGGTCGTCGTCGTATTTTTCCTGACGGTGAACCATCATGATCAGGTCAGCATCCTGGGCGATGGCTCCAGACTCGCGCAGGTCGCCGTTTGTAGGCTTGCGCTTGGCCTTCTCGACGTCCTTGGTCAACTGGCTGATGGCGATGAATGGCATGTTGAAATCCATGGCCATGCGCTTGATGTCGCGGCTGATGCCGGTCAGCTCCAGATTGCGGTTATTGGCATTGGCTTTGTTCGCATCCATGAGTTGAATGTAATCCACCACCGCCATGCTGACGCCGCCATGCTCACGCACCACGCGACGCAACAGGCCGCGCATCCTGGCCGGAGTCAGTCCGGACTCATCGCACACAATCAGGTTTTTAGTTTGCAGCCGACCGGCAGCGTTTGCCATCCATCCAGCCTCGTCCGTCGTCATTGAGCCGCGCTTGATGGCTGCGTAGTGGACTCGAGACTCAGCCGACACCATCCGCCGCCCAATGTCCAGCGCGGGCATTTCCATGCTGAACACGACAATCGGATATTTCGTGTGACGCATGGCGTGCTGCACAAGCGACATGGCAAACGTGGTTTTACCCATGCTTGGCGGCGCGGCCACGACAATCATGCTGGCCGCTTGCAGTCCGTCGATCTTGTCATCAAGCGATGGCAGGCCTGTGCTGATGCCGCTGATGCCGGGGTTTTGTGACGCCCTGGCCGCATCGTCAAAGACCTTGCGCATCAGCTCAACGCCATCCACAACCGGCAGGTCATTGCCCAGGTTTCCACTGATAACGCCAGACAGGATGCCGTCAGCCTCGCTCAGCAGTTCGTTGACGTTGCGCCCTCCATGGGACTCGACAAGCTCTGTAATGCTCGTTGCTGCCCCTATCAGGTTCCGCAGTACGGTGTATTCGTGGATGCGTTTGGCGTGGCTCATGACGGCAGCGCGTCCAGCATGGCCGCACTTGATAACCCCGCCGATTATTTCCTCGGCAGCGTCAATGCCAATGTCCAGCATATGCTCAGCGACTTGCACCGGGTCAAATGCGCGGCGCAGGTTCTTCAGGTCGCCAATTGCGCCCCAGATGGCGCGGTATTCAGGAACGGTGAAGTCATCGGCGGCAATCATGCTGCCCACGTCGTCAAGCAGCCCGTTCTGCTCCATCAAGCTGGACAGAACAACCTGCTCGGCTGACGGGGATTCCAGTTTTGTTGTGATCATTTTAGGCAAGCCCTCCCGGCCTCAAGTGCCGCTAATTCTTCTGCGTTCATCATGCGCTTCGGGTCTGGTCGCCAGTAGTCCGGTTTCTTTTCGGCAGGTGGCGGCGCTGGTTGGGCGGAGTCTGGCTTTGGGTTTCGGATTCTGGCCAGCAGGTAATTCGCCAGCCCGCCATGCCAATCGTGCATTGTTCGCCGTTCTTGCCCTCGGTATCCAGCCGATCGAAAGTCCGCAATGATTTCCTCGGTCAAATCCAATGAAGTTATCACGCGCCCGCCAATAATCGTCTTGGCTCCCAAAAACTTCAAATGATCATCAATGGTTTTCGGGTCTGGAATCCAGTTGGCATCCATTGGCCCCATCATGCGGGCGTCGGCTTCGGCCTGTCGCTTTTGCTCTTGCTCGGCAAGCGATGCAAAATATTCGTCTTCTTCGTTCGTAGGTATCGAAGAAGAAGTATCCCTTCCCTTCCCTTCCCTTCCCTTCCCTTCCGGGGGGTGGCCGTCGTCGAGTCCTCGCCCACCATGCGACGAACATTCGACGAATGGTCGTGGATGCTTATACGAAGGCCTGTCGATTTTTTGGTGTTTCCAGCCGGTCACATGCCAGTATTTACGGCCTTCTGCGGTGTATTCAGACAAAAGACCGCTGCTCAGCAGTTCGGAAATATAGGATTCGATTTGGCTTGCGGCTATGTCGTCGCCGGGAAAGATTTGCATCTTGAGTGTTTTTGCGCTGGCCGGGTGATTCCCGCCATCGTCGCAAAAGTTCCACATTCCGACGAACAGTAGTCGAGCGATCGGCGAGCATTCGACGACTTGTTCAGACGTCCAAAACTCTGGTTTGATGGTACGGATTCGCGCCATGGCGACCTCAATAAAAAAGGCCTTTGGTTCTGTGCCGTGGTGGAAATCCACAGTATCGCGGAATGTGCCGGGCGGCGCGATAAAGTGAAACACGGTACAGACCAAAAGCCTTGCTTTTGCCCGGCACATTCAATGGATGCTGACTCGGTTTCCACGCCTCGACAGCATCGCTATTGTACTATCAGTCTTCCTCGAAATCGAACAGTTTCGGACTGTTGACCTTCTGCTCCATGCTCTTCAGGTAGTAGGCGGAATCCATGAAATACCCCGGATTCAACTCGCTTCCCTGCCCGCGCCTGCCCATCTCCAGCGCGCAATACGGAACAGTCCCAAGCCCGCAGAACGGGTCATAAACCAACTCGCCTTTGTTGCTGTAACGCTCAATGAGGCGCTTGACGATATCTGTCTGAAGCGGGCATACATGTTGCTCAACGGCCCGGCGCGACTGGTCAGAATTGAGTGTCAGCATCCGGTTGATGTCATGCCACACGTCCGGATGATGCGAGCCTGGCGCAAGGGACATGAACGTGGACGGGAGAGCGCCGCGAAGCTCCAAGTCTTCACCCAGCTTGATATGATGCTCGTAGTCGTACACGTTTTGCAGGCTGTACTTTGTGAACATGCTGGCCAGCTTGTCAGGGCCATAACCCGCCATTTCTTCCGCTGTAATCATCCGGTTTCCGCTGCTACGCCAGAACGCATGAGCATCAACCTGCCAGTGTGCGCGGGTGTATTCCTGTTTTGATTTCTTGACCGGCTCGTCAGCGTAACCCCGCGTCCGGTCAGTCTGCGGCTTGCGAAACAGGATGATGTATTCCGGCGAGCCTACGCCCATTTTTGTGCCGTCCTTGCACTGCTCTGACCACCCCAGCCGGTACGTTTGATTGTTTTCGCGCACCACGTCCGTGATGACGGTAATCATGCCCATATAGTCGAAACCATGCTTCAGGCCGTGAAATGTCGCCTCGCAGTGGAATGGGGAAACAGTCGGAGCGCCTGCCCCGGTCACATTGCCGAACAAGATGCGGTCTTTCACGTGACAAGCGTAGATGCGGCCCGGCTTGAGGATGCGCAACAGTTCCGGCGTCAGGAAATCCATTTGCTCCCAAAAATGGTCGTTGTTTTCAGTGTGGCCGAAGTCATTGTATGACGGGGTGTATTCGTAGTGATTCGCGAACGGGATAGAGGTCACGATCAGGTCAACGTGATTTTCCGGCTGGCGACGCGCCTCAATGACGCAATCATTGTTTGCCACAGTCCAGCCCTGGCCGGACACCTCGATGCGGTCAACGCCAATGGAGCGCGTCAGTTCTTCAGCCATCTGGATATGATTCAGGCCGTAATTGCGGATGATGTTGGTCATGCTTTCCACCATGTGATTGTGTTGTGTCCATTTCTCGTTCAGGACTTTGAGTACGTCGCGCTCGGCTTCGGTGTAGATGATGTGAATCACGCACTGATGCGGCTGCATGAAG